ATAATTTAATTACTCTGCCTATGCAAACTAGTTTACTATATGACGTAAATCTAGATAATTTGTGCCAAGTAAGAGATAAGCTAAATGAGATTATTGGGGAAAAGGAATAATGAATATGAAAAAAATATTAGAACAAGCGCATGATTATGATGCATTAGTAGAAGAGCTTAAAGCACAGGCAGAACTTGATATGAAGGGTATGTATATCCAAGTAGAAGATAACAGTGATAAACATCTCAAAGGCTATATGTATGACAGTCTTTGCTATAGATATCAGCTTGCTCGATATAAAGCCTGTGAAGCAGATGCCATGGACTTGGTTATGACAAAAGGTTTGTCTAAAAGAGAAGCTGAGGCCAAAGCAAGAGACCTCTATGAAAGAGATTGTATGCGGTTTTATCAAATTTTGGATGAAGCAATTGGAGAGCACGACTGATGGAACTAACACGTAAACAAGAGGAAGGATTAAAAATTGCGGTGGAGCGTTATCATAATAACGAGCCATATACCGTGATTGCTGGCTATGCTGGTACTGGTAAATCGACTCTTATTAAATTCATTATCTCTGCTCTAGACATCGATCCAGAACGAGTAGCCTATATTGCTTATACGGGCAAAGCCGCACAAGTATTAAGAAATAAAGGTTGTCCAACTGCAATGACTGCGCATCGGTTGCTTTATAAATCCTTACAGCGAGCTGATGGCACTTTCATCCATATTCCAAGAGACTCGCTTAACTCTGATTGTGATATTGTTGTGGTAGATGAGGTATCTATGTTACCAAAACAGATGTGGGAGTTACTGCTATCGCATAATGTTTATGTGATTGCTTGCGGCGACCCAGGTCAATTGCCTCCTATTGGCGAGGAGAATGGCATCCTCGACCGTCCGCACATCTTCCTTGATGAAATTATGCGTCAGGCCGCAGAAAGCGAAATTATCCGCCTGTCCGCGGATATTCGAGCCGGTAAGATTATTAAACCTTACAAGGGTTCAGAAATCAACGTTGTCCGGCAGAGAGATCTTTGTGATGGTATGTTCACATGGGCTGATCAATCCTCTGCGGCAAGAATGTCACTCGTCATACTATGAATAATTATTACCGCAATATGCGATATGGTGAAGACATCCCTGCTCCTATTGTTGGAGATAAAGTCATTTGTCTTAAGAATAACTGGGATAAGATTACTGCCACAGGCGATGCTCTTGTTAATGGAACTATCGGTACAATCGAAGAGATTGCTACTTATCCTAACCCATGGCTTAATCCTATGTGCATCATTGATTTCGCGCCAGAGACTATTGATGAAACCGACCCCCGTGATCAAGTATTCCATGAACTCTTGATGGACTATAAACTCATTACTACAAAGGAAGCGACTGTCAATAAGGAGAATTTCAGAATGTTCCCTAAGCAGTTGCGACCAGAGCAATTTGATTATGGTTACTGTATTACAGTGCATAAGAGTCAAGGTAGCGAGTATGATAAAGTTCTAGTGCTTGAAGAAGTCCTTAAAAGAGCAGACCATGCAAGATGGTTATATACCGCTTGTACTCGCGCGGCTCAAAAGCTTACCCTGGTATTGAAAGATTGATAATTTGCCTTTATACTTAAAATATGATATAATATTTATATAAGAAGATGAGAGTCGGACAAGAATAAATAATGTACTCTTGTTAGATTTTATATATAGTAGATAAAGAAAGTGAGGTTTCTTATATGGGCTATAAATATGATTTAACAGGAAAAACTGTTGGAAAATTAAAAATTATTAGATAGTGTTCTAAAGAAGAAAGACCAACACAAAATCATGGAAATTATTGGCTTTGTGAGTGCGCTTGTGGAAACGAGTGCAAAGTTCCTACTACCTATTTAACTGGAAATGGGAACTATACATAGTATAGCTGTGGATGCGATAGAAAGAAAAGAGCTTTTTAGGCATCTACGGATCTAGATGTACCAGACGAGTATCTAGAAAAATATAATCAAAATCCTGGAGATTTTGAGAAATTTTTGCTATTGCATAAAGCATTGGTGAGAACCAGCGGAAATAATATCCATTACTATAAAGACCATTTAGATGAATATTAGCAAATCATTGAATTTTTCTGGAATGATAAATAGTTTAATCAATTATATCAATTTTGGAAATCGCGTGAGAAAGAAGATAACACTTTTTATGATTGGGCAAAGCCCAGTCTTGACCACATCACACCTTCCTCTAGAGGCGGGCTGAATGTCTTGTCTAATTTTTAGTTTTTAACTACTTTTGAAAATTTGGCTAAACGTGATATGACAATGGAAGAATGGATAAACTTTAAACAGTAGACGCATACAACTTCAGATTATTTTGTAGAAAGCATTGTAAAGGAGGAAGGATAATGAGTTATTTTAATAACCACGCTCACACGGAATACTCAAACATCCGCTTACTTTGACTGTATAAATCACCCGGAAGAGTTGATTGACAAAGCTATCGAGCTTGGATTGACAGGAATCGCAATTACAGACCACGAATCGTTGAGTGCTCATATGAGAGTCAACAAGTATGCTAAAAAGCTCCAGGAGACTCATCCTGAGTTTACTATCGCATTGGGTAACGAAATTTATCTGACCGATACGCGAGAAATGGGTCAGAAGTATTATCACTTTATTCTTCTCGCAAAGAATGAACATGGCTATAGAGGTCTGAAAGAATTATCCTCTATTGCATGGACGAACGGTTATTATGACCGTCGAATGGAAAGAGTGCCACTCCTTAAGTCTGAACTTAAAGAAGTTATGCAGAGATTTAAGGGAGACATTATTGGTACAACCGCTTGTATCGGTGGAGAGCTAGGACAATCCATCCTCAACCTTGATGCTTGCGAAAAAGCTAACGATGAAGATAATGCGTATCGTTATCATAGACAGATTATCGACTTCATGGAATTTGGTATTGACGTCTTTGGTAAAGATGATTTTTATATAGAGTGTGCGCCAGCTAATAACGCAGAGCAGATTATTGCGAACAGAAGAATGCTTAAGATTGCTCAAGTGTTTGATGTAAAGATGTGTGTTGGCACTGACGCCCACTATCTCACCAAGGAAGATAGATATGTGCATAAATCCTATCTTAATTCCAAAGGTGGAGAGAGAGAAGTTGATTCATTTTATGAGTTTACTTATCTCATGTCTGAGCAAGAAGCAACAGATTTACTTTTGTCTAGCTACGACTTAAATACAATTTATTGGATCTACGACAATTCCAATGAAATTAAGAATAAGATTGAGTTTTACTCTCTAGAGAAGCATCAATCTATTCCAGAAGTAGAAGTAACTCATTATAATAAATACGATTGGTCACGAGTTCCGGAAGATATGATGGATACTTTCCGTGACGATTACAAGGTATTGACTTCCTTGATTGAATCCGATAATGAACAAGAGAAGTATTGGATTCAAGAGTGTATCATTGCGATGCAAGAGAAGGGTCTTATCCACAAGAAAGAATATTGGGAAAGACTTGAAGAGGAAGCAAGAGTAAAGAGAGTTATCGGTGAAAAGTTGCAGACCTGTATGTTTGCATATCCTAATACATTGAAACACTATGTAGATTTGTTCTGGGATTGCGGCAGTACAGTTGGCGCAGGTCGTGGTTCTGCGTGTGCGGCTTTAAACCATTATCTCCTTGGTATTACTCAGCTTGATCCCATTGAGTGGGATTTGCCTTTCTGGCGTTATATTAACGATGAACGTGTTGAGTTGGGTGATATTGACCTTGACTTGGCACCATCTAAAATCCAGAAGATTTTTGCTGAAATCCGCAAGGAAAGAGGAGAACTTGGTCTAGTCCAGGTTTGTACTTTCGGTACAGAAGGTACAAAATCTGCAATCTTGACGGCGTGTAGAGGTTATCGTTCTGAGGAATATCCTGATGGTATTGATGTTGATGAAGCGCAGTATCTGAGTTCTCTGATTCCTCAAGAGCGCGGTTTCTTGTGGCCAATTGAAGATGTTGTCAATGGAAATCAAGAGAAAGGTAGAAAGCCTGTTAAAGCATTTGTAACTGCGGTTTCGC